TAATAAATTTACTAAAGTCGGGAGGTTGCCATCCTTCAGGTTTCAAAACTTTACCATCTTCTCGTTTCAGAACTTTTCGGGTTTCTCTATCAATTTTTCTCAAATTACTTAGAGCACCTTCATCCCAAATTCTTTCACAATCCCAACCCCTTGATAACATATACCCAACAATCACCCACATCATATCAAAACATGCATCGATAATTTCGGTGTCATCGTTTGCATTTCTCGCTTGAATATATTCGTTGAATTCTTCTACAATCAAATTGTGATATAATGAAGATTGTGGAATGTTGGTTTGAGTCGTGGTTTGCCCTGCTGCTGCCATAAAGACATGCACATCACTAAAAACTTTAGACATTAGAATTTCTCTTTTAAAAGTTCAGATTGATAAGTTCTTTGTCTCAACTCGGAAGAACTAAACCGATGTGTGCGAGAATTGTAATATGTTTTGATACCTCTTGCATCACAAATTTCACGGCCTGTTAAAGCTCTGTCTTTATATTCTTCACCACAAATACGCAAAGTAATAGGTAAGAACATCAACAAATCTTCTAGGTCTTTTTCGGTGTCATAGACAATAATTTCATCTACGAATTTTACGGCAGAAAGTTGAACATATCTTTCTACAATAGATTGAACTGGTTTGTTTTTGACATTTGGTCTGTCGATTGTTGGGTCTGTTTGTAAACCAACAATAAGATAATCACAGATTGACTTGCACTCAGCAAGCATTAGAATATGACCTGCATGAAGAAGGTCAAAAGTAGAACAGGTAAAGCCGATTGGCCGACCAATCATATCATCAGGTAATACTAGCATCATATAACTCCATTATCTAAAGGTTAGTCCGGTCAATTAAGACCGGACTCCTATTTATTAACGATTCATCACATACATTGTGATTTCGAAACCAAAACGCATATCAGTTGCTGTTGGTGTTGTCCACATAATAATCTCCTTTATAAAAGAGTGGAATTATTTCCACACCTCTATATTATACTAAACTACAATAAATTTCAATAGAGAAAAGCATGAATTTATTATAGTTAAATTTACTTATTGTTCCGCTTTATGTGCTTCCAATTCATCGATTTTTTTAATAATAACTTTGCCATCTTTTTCGGAGATATCTAATGTGTCGCCTTCTTTCCAACCCATTTCTTCCAATAATTCAGGGGGCAATTCTACTATTGCATCACCATTATCGCATATTTCAACAACTTTTGAGGTAAATGTTTTCATTTTGCTTGTTCGCCCAAGATTTTGTAACCCTTACCTGTTGGATGAACTCCATCTGCACTCATGTGGTCTTTGGGTCTCGGCAAAACAATATCACCATATTCTTTGGCGATTCGTTCAATAGCATCTTGTGGGATAGGTTTTCTTTCTTTACCAGGACTAATCCAAAAAACTCTATCTGCTTTTACAGCAGAGCGCATTTTTCTCAATTCTGATTCTGTTTTAACACCTTTATGGTCATTAGCACCAAGACTAATGATTAATGTTTTAGTTGGTTTCGATTTGGCAATTTCAAGGTAGTCTTTGTTCCATTGCCAACTGTTCCATCCGCCTCGACTGTAACTTACACAATCTGGTCTTGCCATAGATGTTCCTACCGCAATACTATCACCAATAATCATACACTCTAACATTTTTTCACCTCAACTCCACATTGTTTTAAAAAATCAGTACCTTTTTCATCACGGTAACTGTTTCGGTAATACACACTATTAATACCTGATTGAAAAATTAATTTTGCACAATCAAGGCATGGCGCATGTGTTACAAACAAAGATGCACCTTCACTTGAATTGGTGCTCTGTGCAATCTTTGCTAGTGCATTTGTTTCTGCATGTAATACTTCTGGTTTGGTTTTCAAAGCATAACGCCTAGCATAACCAAAATCAGGATGAATATCTTCTTCTTCAAATGGCCACATCTGGTTAATGTCATCAGGGTTTAACCAACCACCAGCATCTCTGCTCATGTAGTCTTTGTATTCACAATCATTTGTCCAACCCGATGGCATTCCATTGTAACCAATACCAATAATGGTGTTGTCTTTTACAACAACACATCCTACTTTTAATCTTTTTGCAGATGAAAGTTTAGAATAAACCTCGGCTGCCGCCATATGGGCGTCAATAAACTTCTGTTTCATTCAGAAGCTTCTTTACGGTTCTTCTTTTCGGATTTGTATGGTTGAGCACCAGCGATTTGTGCTGCAATCATGGCATTTTTAAATTCGTTTCTCTTGACCGGGTCAAGAATAGTTGCCATGTATCGCTTGGTTTGTTTTTCGATTTTAAAATTCTTATCACGCTTCATAATATCTCCATAATTTAAAAAAGTGGGGCGAAATGCCCCACTCGGTTACGCAGCTTGCTTCTCTTGCAGAAGTTGTGGTTTGAATTCTTTTAATTCAGAACCAATTTCAATCTTGCGTGGTTTCTTGTGTTCAGGTACAATATTCTCCAAACCAATGCGAAGAATACCATCTTTGAACTCAGCACCTTTCACTTCAATTGTATCTGCGATAGTGAGTGTTTTGGTAAAAGACCTTGTTCCAATACCTTTATGTAAGTATTGAAAATTTGCTTCAACATCTTTTCTCTCACCTTTAACAGTTAGTGTTCCATCTTCAACAGAGATTTCGATTTCATCTTTAGAAAAACCTGCAACGGCCAATTCTACAATGTACCTAGAATCATCTAGTTTAAGAATGTTATGTGGTGGGAAGTTAGATGCTGTTTTTTGAACATCCATGTTTAAGAGTTTTTCAACATCGTCAAAAAACCTATCAAAACCCAAAGTAGTTTGGGTGAGAGGACCGAAAGAAATGCGTCCTAGTGTCATAGTTTATCTCCTTTTAAGCGAGTTTACAAAAAATGTGACCCATTAGGCGTCACAAATCTATTTATTCACGATTTCATAGGCCTGGCGATTCACTAAGAATTTTCTGCCAGGATTTTCTGCGTGATAAACCAAGATGAATTCGTAGTTACCTTCTTTACGAATGTCATCATAGTTTTCTGTAAGAACTATTTCTGAAGAATACCTGTTCTTCAATTTTACAACTTTCACTTTTTTGTCCATGATAATTCACCATGTCAATAATCTTGGGTTTTTTTACCTATGTTATACTTGGTAATCAATTGCCATTCATCTTTTTCTTTGAATGAAATAATCTTTATTTGATGTAAAGGTGCAATATTGTCCTTCATCAAACTCTTATTTAAAATTTTTACCAGACCCCATTCTTCTAACAAGTTAGCAATTGCGTTTCTTCTTTGAATATCGTTCTCTGTTAGATTAGATGGTTTTCCATCTAGTGCAAATAACTCTTTGAAATGAACGATATAATACTTACCTTGTTTATGAAGGATGTGGCAAGACTGATACAGTACCTTTTCTTTGCGAGAAGATACACCAATACGGGTAAGTGTCTCTCTTACTTTTAGAAAATCGTCTTGTTCCCCTAGGCTGACCTCAATAAATTTAGTCAAGTCTACCATCATTACCTCTTATTCAATCCACCCGTTTGGGTTTTTTCTTTTAGTTGTTGGATTTGTTCTTTGCTAAGAAGGCGGGAAGCCTCACGGGCTTTTGTTTCGGAGAAACCATAGACAGTCTTAATACATTCCAAATCGTCACTTTTCTCAGATTTTACCCACTTCGCAAACGGTCGCTTCTGCGACCTGACGGTATTTAGTAAAAAGTCGTTTTGTAGTTTCTTGTCAATGAAATGTCTGCGGTTCATCTCATTTGCATACAAAACACAATCTTTATGATAGGAAAGGCTGCGATTTACCAGAAATGGTTGATAGTCTTTTTCTGTCAGTTCATCAACAATTAGATTCTTCTTGTTTTGAAGGATTGAATTAACATAGTCAAATGGGTTACTCATGTCAGCATCCTAATCAAACCGATAGAATCAATTGCAGTTAGCAAGATATAGTTAGCCAGCATTCCAAATGACTTGCGAGTATAAGCAGCCCAAGCGTAGATAGCGCAGCCAGTGATCCACACAGGATAAAGTACCAGGAGGGGAGGAGTTGGTACGGTAAGTGCCATAGTAATGCTACAGCCAATACTGATAGCCCAAGCAAGAAGCTCGGCAGCAAAGCGAAAACGATTGCTAGTATAGTCATTGCGAATCCATTCAAAAGTAGGTCTGAACAATTCAATCATAGAAACTCACAGTTAACCATCAACTCAGTCAAGCAGGCAACTGTATTGATTTCTTGGTCTGCAACAAAAGCAGCTTTGTATTGGTAATCTGCAAGAATCAGAACGGCTTGAGGAATCGATGTTGGTTTAAGAACATCATACATCGCATCATAAATTTTACGAAACAAAGTGTTACTATCAATTTCATTTGATGCGACCCATTTACGAATCGATCCAAAATCTTTTGTAGAAACATACTTTACAATTTCTGAAATTGATACATCGGCAATCTGTGAAAGAATACCAGTATCAATCTTACCAAACTGTGAATATCGTTGTAGTTCGTTAATGACACGGCGAAAGTCTGGAAAATGTTTCTTAACAAGTTCAGCAATTACCTTGTCATCAAAGTCAACTTTTTCACTTTGCAAAACTTGTTGAATTCGTTTGAAAAACAATGCGGCCATCTTGGCCTTTTCACCATTCTTCAAACCAAAGTCAATTACCGCACACCGAGAATGTAGTGGCTCGATGATTCGGTTCTTGTAGTTACAAGTAAAAATGAACGAGCAGTTCGGTGCGAATTCTTCAATCGCATTACGAAGCGCAGGTTGGGTCGAGTTTGGGTTTAGATAATCTGCTTCGTCAATAATGATGACCTTGCGACCACCAGATAGTGACATTGAAGAAGCATAGTTCTTAATTTTGGTTCTAAAAGTATCGATACCACTTTCATCAGAACCATTGATTACCATGAAATCGCAACCGATTTCGTTGCACATGGCTTTCGCCACGGTTGTCTTGCCTACGCCGGCACCACCACTCAACAGGAGGTTGGGAATACTTTTTTGATTCACATACTCCTGAAATGGTTTCTTTAGACGCTCGGGTAGAATACAATCCTCGATTGTCTGTGGCCGATACTTCTCTGTCCACAACAGATGTTCCATAATATAAACCTTTCACAAAAATCATAATTTAATTTGTTGTATTCAAACGAGATACAACATCAAGAATCGATTCACCTAACATAATAGAACCATGAGAGGTTTCTACCATTGTGTTACCATTTGCTTCATAAACACTTATAACATGGCGATTGTCGATTGCGACTTGATGACCATAAGAGTTTGTAAACCAGATTAACATTAAGATGCCTCAAATTTAGAACCTGCTTCAGTAGAAATATAATACTGAAGTGGAACATTTTTGTTTTTGAAGTGTGAAACGCCTTTTGAAGAAATTGCAACTTCATATGCACCAGGTAATACTTTGGTCAGATTCTCAGTTTTGAAAATCATTTTAAATTTGTTATTATTACCTTCTGCAATTTCAAGTGCATCGGTATGTGCAGAATCATTTTGCAAATCAAGTGTAACAATACTAATTTTCTTACCATCAGATTCAATTGCAATATGTGGTGAAGAAAGAACAGATGCCGCACGGAGAACCCAATCAAAGTCCTCAGATGAAAGTGCGAAATTAATTTCTGCACTAGGCATTACGAATTGTTTCTCAGGAGGAGTAACAATCATTGTTGGTTCACAAAAACGATATTTAATTTTACTGCGACCTTTGTTACCAACGATTAGAACATGTTTCTCATCGAACTCAAAAGATGGGTCGTCTTTATGTAGGGAGACAACTGAAAGAAAATTGTTCAGGTCATAAACACCAAAGTCAGCAGGAATTTCTTCTTTGATAGTGACT